CGGCTGCGCCACGACCAACCCCGCGAACCCGAACCTGCTCGAAGCACTGGCCGAGGGCGTGACGCCCGAAACCCTCGCGCAGTACGCCGGCCTCGCCGTCGCCAACGGCAAGACCAGCCCGTTCGCCTACGCCATCGCCGCAGCGCGCGGCGACCACCGCCAGCCGCCACCCGGAGCCCGTCATGCACACGGAACCCCAAGCCGCCGCCTGTCCGCCGTCGAGCGGGTCGAGGCCAACATCCGCCGTCGTCGCATCGAACGCGGCGAGCTCGACCCCGGCGACGTCATCGACGGCACGGCAACCCGCGTCCCGCGTTGAGGCGCTGTGGGAGCGCATGGCGGCGATGTACCCGCACGCCTGGACCAGCGCCCTGGGCGATGACCCCAGCGGCGTCGCCGCCGACACCTGGGCGAGCGCGCTGTCGGGCCTGACCCCGGCGCAGCTGGCCGAGGGCTTGCGCGCCTGCGTCGCCGAGGGCCGGGAGTGGCCGCCGAGCGCGGGCCGCTTCCGCGCGATGTGCCTCGGCATCCCGACCCTCGCCGCGGTGCGCCTGCAGCGGCAGGGCAGGCTCCCGATCACCGCGTTCGCTCGCCTGGTGTCGCAGCACGTCGACGAGTACGCCGCCAAGCGCGCGCCGTCGGCCGTCGCCGATCGCATGCTCGCCGAGGCCTACGACGTCGCCCGCGAGCTCGTGATGCGCGGGCATCCGCTGCCGGCCGAGCCGGTGGGCGAGATCGCGCAGGAGGACCCGTCGCCGCGCAGGCCGGCCGACCCCGCGCACGTGTCCCGCGTCCTCGCCGAGATCGACGCCACGCTGCCGCCCGACCGCAAGACGCTCGCTGCCGGCGGTGAGTCGTGACCGCCTGCGCGTCCGTGGCTGACGTGCTCGCGCTGGGCGATCCGGCCACGGTCTCGCTGTACCGCATCGCCCGCACGTTCCGCATCGGCTACGACCGGGCGCGTGTCGTCCGCGACCTCGCCCTCGAGTCGGCGCAGGGCCTACAGGCCGTGATGCGCGAGCACCGGATGAGCGAGGGCGAGGCGCGGGACTTCGTGCGGATGCAGCAGCAGCCCGCCGACTCGCGCGCGCGCTCGGGTTTCCCGTGGAACCGCTGACGTGGACGCCCGCGACCACACCGCCGACGCTGCTGGGCTGGTACGCGGCGAAGCTGCACGCGAGCGACCGCCCGGTGGTGCTGTGGTGGAACCCGGCGCGGCCGGAGTGGCGCAACGGGACGCAGCGGGTGCAGGTCGAGGCGTGGCTGGGGCTGCTGTGATCCCGCCGCGCATCGACTTCGTGGTCTACGGCCTGCCGGCGCCGCAGGGCAGCAAGCGGTTCATGGGCGTGCACGGCGGTCGCGGCGTGCTGGTCGAGTCGTCGAAGCGGGTCAAGCCGTGGCGCGAGGACGTGCGCCAGGCGGCGATGGCGGCGATGGCGCGGCGCTGCGCCGAGGAAGTCGCGATGGGGGAGATTCGCGCGACGTTGCTGCCGCTCGACGCGCCGTTGCGGGTGTGCATGACGTTCACGCTGCCGAAGCCCGCGAGCGCGCCGAAGCGCCGCAAAACGTGGCCGATGCGCACGCCGGACCTGTCGAAGCTGGTGCGCTCGACCGAGGACGCGCTGACCAGCGCCGGCCTGTGGCGCGACGACGCGCGGGTCGTCGAGTGCCTGGCGCGCAAGGTCTACCCGCTCGAGCACCCCGACGCGCTGCCGTCGCCGGGCGTGCGGATCCGGGTCGAAGTGATTTCGTAGCAACAGGGGAGGGGGAGCATGGGCGTAGCACGCCGACTGGCGCACACGCAGCGCACGGACTGGTTCCGGGTGCTGGTGGACCTGCAGGCCGCCGACTGCCCGAACGCGGACGTCGCCGCGTACCTGGACGTGCCGCGGACCACCGTGCGCGGCTGGAAAGAGGGCAGCGAGCCGAATCACCACGACGGCTCCCGACTGCTCGAACTGTGGCAGGCGATCACCGGCCGCGGCTACGAGGACCGGCCGCTCGCCGGGCCGCCACCGCGGCGCGGGCGGCGCTGAAAGGCGGGATTCCGCCCGGGTGCGGTGCCGAGACTGCGACCGTCCGCCCCGCCCATCGGAGATCCGCCGCATGTCCGCGCCCGACCTGACCCCGCAAGTTCCCGGCGAGCAGCCGACCGTCAACACCGACGAGCTCGCCGGCCTGCTCACCATGACCGCCGAGGACCTCATCGCCGGTCTGCCGGCGCTGGACGACGCGGAGCTCGCCGCGCTCGCGGTGCTGGAAGCGCAGGGCGAGAAGCGCGAGGACGTGATCGCGGCCGTCGAGGCCGAGCAGGCGCGCCGCACCGATGCGCCGGCGCCCGCCGCACCGCTGCCGACCATCGAACCCGAGCCCGTCGGCGACGCCGGCAGCTACGCCCACCTGCACGCGCACCAGGTCGACGCCACGAAGCTGACCGGCCGCGTGCTCACGAAGGACGGCTGGCTGCTGCCGCGCCCGTCCGCCCAGCCGCAGGAGTAACCGCCATGTGCGGAAAGGCCCCGAAGCCGCCGCCGCCCGTCGTGCAGCGCGATCCCGTCGCCGAGCAGGCGGCTGCCGAAGCGAAGGCCCAGCAGGCCGCGAACGCCGAGACCGCCGCGACCCGCCGGCGGCGCATGCGTTCGGGTGGCGGCATGGCCTCGCAGGCCCTGCGCGCGGCGACGTTGGGCGGCGGCAAGTCGCCCAGCCTGCTGCCGCAGGCCATGCCGGACGTCTGACCCGTGTCCGACGCGAAGTCGATCCTGCGCCGCCACGACCGGATGCGCTCCGCGCGCCAGCGCGACGTGGAGAACACCTGGCGGGATTGCTTCGCGTTCACGCTGCCGCTGCGCGGCAATGGCCTGTCCGGCGCGATCGAGACCGCCAACAGCGCCCAGGCCAAGCAGGCGGAACTGCTCGACTCGACCGCGGCCGACGCCGCGCACGTGCTGGCCGCGAACATCATGTCCGGCCTCACGCCATCGAACGCGAAGTGGTTCACGCTCGACGCCGGCAACGAAACCGACGAGGAACGGCGGTGGCTCGACGCCGCGGCCGAGGTGCTGTGGGAGAACATCCACCTCGCGAACTTCGACGCCGAGGCGTTCGAGTGCTGCCTGGATATCGTCGCCGCCGGGCAGTTCGCGCTGTTCATCGACGAGGACCGCGAGCAGGGCGGGCTGGTGTTCCACCAGTGGCCGCTGGCCAGCGTGTTCTGCGGCAGCACCCGCGCCGACGGCCGGATCGATATCGTCCACCGCGAGTACAAGCTCACGGCCGAGGCCGCGGTGCGCGAGTTCGGCAAGGACGCGCTGCCCGAGGCCATCGTCAAGGCCGCCGAGACCGAGCCGGACAAGGAGTTCGGCTTCGTCCACGCCATCTACCCGCGGCAGACCTACGCCGTCGGCGCGCGCCTGGCCAAGAACCTGCCGATCGCGTCGTGCCACATCGCCGTCGACACGAAGCGCACGGTGCGCGAGTCCGGCTACCACGAGATGCCGGTCATCGTGCCGCGCTGGACCCGGGTGCCCGGCTCGATCTACGCGGTCGGCCCGATGTACACGGCGCTGCCGGACGTGCGCCAGCTGAACACCCTCAAGGGCTTCGAGCTCGCCGGCGCCGACGTGGCGATTTCTGGCATGTGGCTCGGCATCGACGACGGCGTGCTCAACCCGCGCGCCATCAAGTTCGGGCCGCGCAAGGTCATCGTCGCGGCGGACAAGGACAGCCTGTCCCCGCTGCAGACGGGCGCCAACTTCCAGCTGTCGGAGATGATGGTCGACAAGCTGCAGGCGGCCATCCGCAAGACGCTCATGGCCGACAACTTCCCGCCGGCCGACGCCCCGGGCCGCACCGCCTACGAGTGGAGCGTGCGCGTGGACCTGCTGCGCAAGCTGCTCGGCCCGATTTACGGCCGCCTGCTGGCCGAGTACCTCAAGCCGATGATCGATCGGTGCTTCGGCCTGGCCTACCGCGCGGGCGTGTTCACGCCGCCGCCGGCCTCGCTGCGCGATCGCATCGTCTCGGTGCGCTACCTGTCGCCGATGGCGCGCTCGCAGAAGCTGGACGACGTGATGGCGATCGAGCAGGTGTTCGCCGACGCGGTGAACTTCGCCCAGGTCGACCCGACCATCACCGACCACCTGGACTCGGCGAAGGCGCTGGAACTCATCGTCGAGGGCCGCGGCGCGCCGCAGACCATCCGCCGCAACGCCGACGACGTGGCCAAGCTGCGCGAGCAGCGCAGCGCCCAGCAGCAGCAGCAGGCCCAGCAGGCCGGCGCCCTGCAGGCGCAGCAGGTCGGCATGGAGGAAGCCGCGAAAGCCGCGGCGCAACGCTGACCGATGCCGCACCAGCCGATCCACCCGCCGCGCACGATCCACCGCCAGCCCGTCGACCCGGCCGCGTACGCGCGCACCTTCGAGCACGGCGACGGCGCCGCGATCCTCGACGAGCTCATCACCGTGTTCACCCGCTCGGCGGTGACCGAAGGCGGGATCGACGCGGTGCTCAAGACCTACCACCGGGCCGGCGCGAGCGCCGTGCTCAATTTCATCCTGGCCAAGATCAACGCCGCCAACGGAGTGCCCCCGAATGAAGATCCGGACGAGTCGTAACCTGCGAGCCCGATTCCTGCGCGCCCCGGAGGGCGAGGGCGAGGGCGGTGGTGGCGCCAGCGGTGGCGCGCCCGGCGCGGGGG